CGAGTCCTGCGCCGCCTTGTTGCCGCGGCTCGCCTCTGTAACGCGAATGCCCAGCCTGGTCATCATGCCGGTCATCTGCTCAACGCTGACGCCGGCTTCGTCTGCGACCTGAGACAACGTCTGGAACGTGCTAACCGAAATGCCCAGACGGGACGCCGACTTGCTCGCCGCATCGAGTGATTCTGCCGCATTGGAAAAAGCCATGAACGGTGCCGTGACTAAGGCCACCAACCCGAGCGGCAACAGCAAAGACTTTATGGCAGCAGTCAGGACGCGGACGCCAAACGTGGCGATAGATGCACCACGAGAAAGCCCGAGCATGGCTGCCGCGATGCCTCCAATCAGACCGCCGACGTCTGGCAGCAAAACGCCGGCTTTGTCCACGCCAGCGTTAAACGCAGACATCATCGACGACGAACCAGCCACCGAAGAGCGAAACCCTGCCAGCTGCTTTCCAGCAGTAGCAAGCCCCGAAGTCAGCCCGCCAGTGCTTGCGGTAATGCTGACGTTGACGCGTCCGAAATTGCCTTTAGCCATGCGTCACCTCGGGATGCTCTGAAGCACAGCCAGCATCTGCTCGGGCGTCTGCTGTCGCTTGTCGACCGGCATGAAGTCTTCCGGCTTGGACGCCTTCTTGTTCTTGCCGCGGTGTGCGTTTTGAAACTGGGCGAAGCTGACGGCGCTCCGCAGCCATTCGTCGCCCCACGGCTCAAGCTGGTAGTACCCCATCCAGCCGTACAGAACGTCGACGGGCATGGCGGCAGCCAGGGCGGGCACGTCCCATATGCCGAGCTTGAGGGCGAGCCTGTGCAGGAACAGCATCACAGGTCGCCCCTCTAGTTTTTTGCCGCTTCCTCGACAGCGTTGACGCCAATGCCGTTCATGGCAAAGCCTTTGTCGACGATCGCCTGCACAGCCTCCGTGTCGAGCTCGCCGAGCCAGTCCGCGTCATCCATCGTGAACAGCGGCTTGCCGGCCTCGTCGGTGGTGACGAGCACGACAAACTTGGCACGCACGTTTTCTAAGTTGACGCCGCCAACCTTGCCGCCCGTGACCATCTGCTCAAAGCGGTCGCGGGCCTTGGCGTTCATCTTGGATACATAGACGGTGCCGCCAAGTGCGGGCACGTCTAAGGGCTCACGCGGCAATACGCCACGCTTCGCCTTGATCTCCTCGCGAGTCAAAGCCATTCTGCGCGCCTCCTTGCATCATCAGGTCACGTTGCCGGACAGCTTGATCGTCACCGTGCCGGTCTGCATGTCTTCCATCTGGCTGCCGGCCTCGAACCCGGTGACGTACCCGTAGGCACTCCACAGCTGCGTGGTGCTTCCGCCGGCCGCGAACCGGACCTCGACAGCCTGTGCAGTCGTCACGTTTGTCAGGGCGGTCCACGGCTTGATGGCAGGGTCAAAAAGCACCTCGGCCGACACCTCGCCTGGGTCGTAGACCTCGCTCGCGACAAACTCCTTGCCGCCAGTCGTGCCCATGTGGCTGGCGTCAGCGACGGCACGCTCAATGCCGGACCACGAAAGCCCGGTAAGCTTGAACCCCGCGGTTCCAAGCAGGCTTCCGAAGACGATTGATGTGCCCTGTCCGATGTCGACTGCCATTTTTTTTGCTCCTAGACCGTCTCAACGTAGGTGACTTCGACCGACAAATCCGTGCGATACGTGGGCAACTGCTCGCCCTGGGCAGGCGACTCCTGCAGGTCTTGGTCGCTGACGACCCGAGCCAGCCGAATCGCTGATCCAGTAGCAAATTGTAGAGCCCGCCGAGCGGCACGCGCGAGGTTTCGGCAGGTCGAAAGCGTGCTGGCCAGGCAGGAAACCGTGTAGGTCGCGCGTACGTAGCCCGTCGAGCCTGTCATGTGCATGAACGTGCCACGCTGCCCGTCCTCGCGGACGTAGACGATGACCGGCAACGCGACGCCCTGCGGGGCCTGCGTCGCGTAGATTCTTGTGCTGACGATGGCTGCGACGTCCGCTGAGTTTTTCAGCAGGGTCACAATCGCGGTATCGACCGGGGTGGAGCTCATTTGCCAATCTTTCGGATTTGGCGGCGCTCGTGCTCCGCGATTGCTTTGTCGACGTAACTGCCTAACACTTCCTGCAGCCTGTCGCGTATCTGGGGCAGGTTGGCGTCCGCCCACGCCCGAAACTTGCCACTGCCTGGGAAGCCTTTGACGCCAGACAGATAGGCGAAACCATCGGCGTTCCCAGTAATGCTTGGACGCTTGATCCTGTCCATGGAAACCTTGAACGCCTTGCCCTTCGGGTAGCGGTCCTTTACGCCCTCTTCGATCCAATGAGCATGGAACCCCATGGTGCTTTTGTTGGTTCCGCTGCGGCGGTATCCGATGACACCTGTGGCGGTACGTGCCTTCCGTCGCTTCTCAACCACAAGCCCAACGGACCTTTTTAGGTTTCCAGTAGGGCCCCTGGGCGTCAGCTGGCGGATTTCCTTGACCTCTTCCTTGCCAGCGGCACGCACGGCTGCGGCCAGGTACTTTTTCTGGATTGTCGGAGGAACCTGCGACATTCTCCGCAGAATGTCTTCGACGCCCTCGACGGTCATGCCAAGCTGTGCCATCAGTCTGTGACCTCGTTCACGAGCAGTTCGTGCTCTTCCCTGCGGCCCCGCTCCATGACCGACACGATTTCAAAAGTACGCCCCTCGCACGTCAGCCGCATTTTGGGCTTGAGCCCTGCCGTGTACCGCATGCGGACTCGGTGCATGACCGTGCCTTGCGTGGCCATGGCGTCGATCTGCTCAAGGCCCGACATCGGCAGCAGGGCGATCTTCCTGGTGGCGAACGTGCTGTAGGTCAGGATCGGCTCGCCGAGGTCATTGACGCTGTCGGCGGGCGTCTGCACTACGGCCGTTTTGTCGAGTACGCCGGCACGGAGCATGGCCTACCTCACGCGTACTGCTTCCACTTCAGCGGCTCGAGCAACGCCGGCACCGACAGGGGCACGTCACTGGCGTTCGTGCCGATGACCACCGGCTCGCGGTGCGTGTACCAGTGCCCGACGAGCAGCTTGATGGCGTGTTTCGCGTTCTGCGGGACGCTCGCCACGGTGCCGTACCCAGCCAAGTACGTGATTTGCACCGCCTTGTCGTCCAGGCGGGCCGACGGCCACGTCTCAAGGTACAGCGGGTACACCAGCCCCGGCGTGTGGTCGCTGTCCAGCCGGAAGTCCTGCGTGCCACTCTGGGCCCACGTGAGCGTTTGCGTGGTGCCTCCCGTGTCGACGTAGGAAATAGTGACGGTGGCGCTCGCCGCACTACTGTTTAGACGTACTGGCGGGCGCGGAAGCTCAATACGCAGCGAGTAGAAATCGTCGAACGCCACCGTGTACGCACAGTTCTGAAACGTCCGCTCGCAGTAGTCCTCGCACCACTTGGTCGCGGCGTCGATGAGCTCGCCGATGTAGGTGTCGTCGCCCGCGAAGTCGACGATCCGCAGGTGCTCCTTGGCCTCGGAAACCGTGACCGGGCGGTCCGCGGAAACCGGGGCTGTGCTGACGATTAGGCTGCGATAGCTACGACGCATTTCGTTTTCGCCGCTTCTTGGCGACCGGAGCTTCGGCACGTTCCAGACTCGCAGGCTCCGGTTCCGCCGCGAACTCCAGCTGTGGCTCGGCATGCCGAACCGCGTAGCACTGCAGCTCGAGCGACCGAGCAAGGCCCCCGGTCACCTCGACCACCTGCCCAGCGCGGTACGCCTGGTACGGACGGACAAAGCGAACGCGGACGGTTTCAATGGTATTCATTTCCACACCTCATCCGGTGGCATTCCGTTCCTGTCCCAGAACTCTCCGGGGTGCTGAAGCACAGCCTTCATGTGCTTATCGGGCCACTTTAGCCAGACCTCTGCATGACCCAGCACGACCCGCGGGCACACGCCGCACTTCACGCCGGCTTCCTTTGCGACCTTCCAAAAGTGGATGTCGTCGTCCGTTCTGCCGTCGCCCCATTTGCCGTCTTCGTCTGGCGTGCCGAGGAACCACGGGTGAGGCATCTTCTTAAGTGCCGCCGCCCGTATGAGCGTGAGCCCGAAGTGTGCCGTGTTGCACTCCACGATGTTGTGATAAACGAAATGGTCGCGCCGCACCTCACCAGCCCGCGAGCCGTCAGGCATCGTCATCGTGAAGAGCGGCTCTTCTGTCCGCCGCTTCATCTGGATGGCCGCCACGACGTCGAAATCACTGGCTACCGCGTAGGTCAGCAGGCGTGGTACCGCGTCGGCTTCCCAAAC